AAATAATATTAGACTTAAGCTTATCTCTTGAGATTTTATTTAGGTTTAAACCGTCTATAAATGCATCTCTAGAATCTATGTTAGATAACAATTGCTCAAATGCTTTTGTCTGCGCTTCTTGCTGTGCTTTTGTTTGTTGAATTTTTTGCATTCTAGATTGTTCTACAATCTGGTTAGCATGATTTCTTAATTCAGGCACAGCTTTAATTGCTTTATCTGTAAGCTTATTAATAGCAACTGCATCGTCTATAGCTTCTATTGCTTCTTGATCAGAAAAGTTTTTAGCTTTTAACTGTTCAAAGTAAATTTGTTTTGCAAGATTCTCATCATTTTGAATATCTTCTGCAGTAACATTGTCAAAGAACTCTAATTGTTGTGCCATTGTAATGGCGTAGTCTGTTTCATCAAATGCATCTTCTATTTCTAAGAAGCGCTTTTTAGCAGGAGAAAGACTCTTTTTCCAAGTCTCTTCTTTATGCTTAAAGTTGACGTCAACAGTCTTATTTACTAATTCTTTAATAGATTCTAGTGTTGCAGGAAGTTCGTCTAGCTCTGCTTCTTCAGCAGTTATCACTCCTTCTTTTACTAGCTCTTTCATTAAAGCCTTATAAATAGTAGAGCTTCTATCCTCGCTAGGATTAGAAGTTTCTTCTTTTGTTTCCGCGACTACAGGTTCTGGTCGATTATCATCATCTCCTCTTTCTGTTGTCACAGGTTGTAATACAAATTCTTCAGTTTCTCCTTCTGATGAACTTGTAGACTCTCCATTTTCTGCTGCAATCGTAGAATTTAACTCTGCAGCTGACATTATTTGAAGTCCTTCAAATAAATCATCTTGTTCATTACCCATTTGCTGTCGTTATTAGTTTACAATATTAAAATTATTTTTATAAACAGTTTTAATTTTATTTACCGAAGTAATATCTGCTATAGCTTTATTTAGATTCTTTTGATTTTTGAGTATCTTCTTTTTCTTTAATCCCTAAAGATTGTCTTTGAAGATCTTCTTTAGCCATATTAGATCTAACTGTTTCTGCAAGTTTTGCATCAGCAATTCTTACTTGTTCGTTTTTGCCGTTTTTATCTGTATCTACACGTTTGCCATCTTCTACAGCTAGAGTTCTACTATTTGCAGATGACTCTTTTAATCCAGCGATTTCTAAGTCTGCAGCAATTTGCTCGCGTTTAACAGCAATCTCGTCCTCATGTTTCTTCATTTCAAACATTTGTTTAGATTGCTCTGTTTGAGCTTTAATCTGATTCTCTTGCTCTTTAACTTTCAATGCTTGTTGTTGCATTGCATCGTTTTCTTCTTTAATCTTTCTAGCAGATTCTTCAAGACGTTTAGAAATTTCTTGTACAGATTCTGATTGTGTAATTGCAATAAGATCTGAGATTGTAGCTTGGCCATTTTGGATAGCAGCTTGAGAAAGAGCTCTTAGATCGTCGTATAGTTGCGTATCATTAGTAGAGTTAGAGATGTGGATATCATACTCTGACATAACGAATTCGTCAAACTTAGACACCATATGTTGTCCTAAGTCGTCTAGTAAATATTGACCTTTTTTAGGATTTGTTTTGTAAGCATATTTACAACACTCTAAGAACTTAGTTAACACTCGTTTGCGGAAGTTTGCATCAATAGCAAACCACTTTTCAGTAATATGTGATGTTTGGGAAACTTCCATCTCTGTACTACCTACAGGTTGACGTGCACTAACTTGTCCCTCTCTTGCGCCTGATACACCTGCAAGTTTACCTAAAGTATTCTCTATGTCTACTAATAAATTAGTGTACATACCGATAGCATTAGGATCTCCAATATTTACTTGTGTGGCTGTGAGTTGATTAAATGCTCCTGCAGATTTACCTTGTGAAGGCCCTTTAAGAATTTCATTTGTTGGGTCTAACCAAGCAAATTTGTTTACTGTTACATAACGCATCCATTCTTTTGGATCCCAGCCTGAAGGTACGAGTGCAGAGTTAATAGCAGTAAAGGACCCCTTGTATGTAGCAATCTCGAGTTCGCGTTTATAATAAGCGATATCGTAAGAATAAGCAAGAGGCTTCATGACGTCCATAAGGGATTGGACTTTATAATCATTTGTGGAGTTGACAGATCCTACATACGGAGGGGTTCCTTTAGATTTATTAACTAATGATTTACTTGCATATGGTACAGGCCGCATTACTGTGTAAATATGGTCAGCAACTTTTGTACCTTCCATCCATTCATTTACCCATTTCCACTCTACAGTTTCTCCAAGTTCTTTTTGTGGTTTGTAGTCTTCAGGTACCCAATCTTTTTGCTCGTTTCCGTCATCGTCAAAATAAGTTAACTCACCTATTTTTCTTCTAGATCTCCAACATACTTTAAGTACTCTGACATTACCGTAAGTATCAAATGCACCTGCAAATGTTCTTGTCCCCATCTCGTTAGGATGAAAGATTGATAACGCACCTTGTTCTCCATAGTAGTCATAGACAGAGATGTCACGGTTTAATCCGATACCTCCACCTCCCATAGAGGCGTCTACTTTTCCTGATTCTAGAAAGTCAATGTCGTCAGCAGATAATTGATCCCAATAATCATCAATAACTTGTCCTACTGATTTGTATCCGTATTCAACAATGATATCTGCATCTTCTATATACATAGAGTTACCTCCCATTGTATATAAGTTCATTGGATTAACTCGTCTCATTACTGGGTTACCTCCTAGTACACCACAGTACATAATTTCTTCACCTCCAACAAGTAAGTCTTCAAAAGTTCTTAAGAACAAGAAATCAAAGTCTCCTTCTTTGTATTCTTTCTTTAAGATTTTGTTAGCTGTGATTTCTGCAATATCTTGAAACTCGTAAGTTTGCCAGCGATTTAGTTTTTCTAATCTTTTAATTATTTCTTCTTGACTAATAGACTCTGTGTTTATTATTCCTGTTAGCTCTGCACGAATTTGCTCCATTAACATTTCTTCTTTACGAGAAATGCCGTCACTATCGTTAGCTGATATATAAGCTTTAAATTCTTTTTTTCGTTTAGCGTATTCTCCTAAAAGTAAATTAATCTTAGAGTTTTCTATTCCGATGTGCTGAAAACTTGCAGGTAAAGATTCTAGATCTAGATTATCAGGATTGATGAACTTCTCAAAATCTTTGACGTTAATAATATTAGATCTAAGATTATAATTAGATTTTTTATTTTTAAAGTTAGATCTAAGATTAACATCAGAGGTTAATAAATGCTCTGCAAAGTCTATGTTTTTCTTAAACCAATTATCATCTTTTTTACTATCAGGGAGTTTTTGTCTAGGGAAACTTATATATCCCTGCATTTTTACTGGAGAAGATTGGCTCATAGTAATAATTTATTTAAGATACAAATCTATGAATAAAAATTTGAATCCATAGTGCCTATTGGTTTCTTTTTTAAAACGCCCATCTGAGCGAAATAATCATTGTCTAAGAAAGTTTTAACTTTTTCTACTTGTTGAGTTACTTCTTTATACATTGTAGAATCTAACCACATTAACATACCTAACGCTGATACTCTATCAAAGTTGCCGTGAGGATTCCACATAATTAATTCTGTTAATAAAGCTGGAGAGTATAAAGTCTCGTAAATTCTAGTTTCTGATTTATCTGACGGTCTTTCTTGTAACCAGGATTTAATCATGTTTCTAGCTTCAGAGTTTACTACACCAGATGCGTTAATACCTTTAGCTGTGTTAGTACCTGCTTTATAAGTATCTGTAGATCTTAATTGATAAGGTGTGTCAGCAAGTAGATACGTACATTTATGCTGGTCGAAATAGTTATATAAACCAATAAGGTTTTTTTCATACATTCCTATGGCATTATAGTACAATAAAAGTTTACGACAGATTTCATAAAAGTCTTTTGCCTCTCCTGTACGTCCTGTGTATTCTGCTACTATTTGCCTAGTGTATCTGTTCATTACAAAAATAGACGGCAAGGAATCAGTAGTGGATTTATCTTTATCGACGACGTCAATGCCAGCAATATACGTTCCTCTAGGTATAACTCCTTCTGGAGATTTCTGCGGTTTTACCCAAATTTCTATGCAGCCTTTTTTGTCATCATTGCGATTAAGTGGAAACTTTCTTACTGGCTGCGCGTCTTGCTCTGTGTAAAATTCTGGCTCATTATTTTCATTAAAACTAATGTGCCCTTTAAAACTAGCTTCTTGGTATTTTTTATATTTACCTCCTTCTACCTCAGCAAGTTGTTCTTTTAATTGTAACGTTGGAAAGAACGCACCTTCTAAAACTAAGAAAGCTTCTGACGGAACCATAGGGCCGTTGATAATCTCTGTCTGGTAAACCGTAGGATCAGGAGACTTCT